GTTGGCTTAACCTTATTGTTTGCATAGTTAAGCATCTTCCAAGCATTACTAAAGTCACGAGACTCTGCACCAATTTGTTTTGTATTTTCTAACTGCTTTAACTCTGATGAATCTTTTTCAAAATAAATTGCTGGAAGCAAAGAGGTAATCGAGTCAACAACAATTATGTCAACTCCAGCCTCAATTAGATTTACTCCAACATCTACCATTTCATTAATAGTTCTTGCCTGCGAAACAATTAATTTTGAAGTATCTACACCTAACTTTTCTGCCCACTCTTTGTCGTATGACATTTCTGCATCTATCCATGCACAGATCTTTCCTTCTTTTTGTGCTAATGCAATTGTTTGAAGACATAAGGATGATTTTGCACTTGACTTGCTACCCCAAACAAGAACCTGTCTTCCATATGGTAGCCCACCATTTAATGCACGGTTTAATCCAAAACTTGGTGTTGTGGCATATTCTGTCTTAGGAACTTCGTCTCCAACAAGAATGCTCTTCCTTAATTTAGGATTTAGTTGTGCTAATACATCTTCAAGACTAACCGACATTTATATCCTCCAATATTACTGTACCGTCTTTAGTTTTACCTAATTCAAATTTATATGCGTGTCCTTCTTCAATCTTCATGTATGCTTTAGCAAATGCAGTAGGGAACACTGTTACTGGATGAAGTTCTCTAGATGTGTCTGCTAAAGTTAGAGAAGCCATCTTTTTTCCTGCTTTTGTTATCCTAGGTTTAAAGGATACCACAAATAACTCATCATCTTTATATGGCAACATTCTATAGTTTAAGAATTTAACTAAAGCAGAGTCAGATCCCTTTATCTCGTCCACAGGAACAGCACTAACAATTCTGTTATCAGAACAGAGTGCAATATAACTTCGTCCAGCCTCAATCGTTGTTTGCTCTTCATCAAATACTCCAATACTTCCAGTCTTATCTAATATTTCAACACGAGACCAACCTTTACCACGCTTAATTCCTTTTACCATACCCATTAAAATAAATGAACCCTTTTCCTCAAAGTCCTCTACAGGATTAATGAACGCATGGTAGTGAGACGGAACTGTTTGTGTGAACTCTGGCAAACCTAAATACTCATAAAGATTTTCTCTTAATTCATCATCGTTTCTAGGATTGTCTGAAAAAGTTACAGCACCAATAATTCTTAATGCTTCTAATGCTCTGCTGTTGACTCCATTACCTTTCGTAAATGTAAAGGCTTTAACTTCCTCGAAAGACTTAAAAGGTCGTGCCGATATATATCGTTCTGCAATCTTATCAGAGATAAACTTGATCCCCGACAATCCAAACCGAATACCCTTACCCTCAATTTTAAAATCAATATCCGAATCGTTAATGTGAGGTAATTTAATGCTAATGCCCATTCTTTTCGCTTCAATAAGATATTCAGTTCGTGCATCTTTATCCCTTTCATTCTTAAGTAGTGAATACATAAACTCAATTGGATAATAGTACTTTAGCCATGCCGTCCAATACGAGAGCGTAGAGTAAGCAACCGCATGAGACTTGTTGAACGAATAACCCGCATGCGCCTCAAAGTCATGCCATAAATCACGAGCCTGGTTAGGACTAATAAACTTAGAAGCACCATCAACGAACCTATCACGAAAAGCATCAAATTCTCTAGCATCTTTCTTTTTACCAATGATCTTACGAACTTTATCCGCTTCAGACCAAGACATCCCTCCAAGTTCAACACAGGCCTGCATAACCTGCTCTTGGTATAGGATACACCCATATGTTTCTTGTGTGAATGGTTTCATAGTTTGATGCAGATAATTTACTGCCTGTCTACCGTGCTTACGTTCAATATAGTCCTTGCCAATAGTATTCATTGCACCTGGACGAACCAAGGCGTTAGAAGCAGCAAGTTCTGCTAAATTCTTTACACCCATCTTAACAAGTAGGTTGGTATAGGGTGTGGCTTCACATTGGAACACGCCCTTTGTATAACCCTCAGAAAGCATCTGATATACCTTGGAATCATCCATGTCAAGACTTAAAAGATTTATCTCAGTGCCCTCTCGCTCCTTGATAATATTTAATGTATCGTTAATAACGCTTAAGGTTTTAAGACCAAGTGCGTCGATTTTGATGAGTCCGATTTTCTCAGCCTCTTCCATGTCCACCGCCACAACAGGTATGCGGTCATCGGAACCAGGAGAAGAACGTGTCTCCAACGGTGCGTACCTAAAAATAGGATTTTTACTAGTGACAACACCAGCAGCGTGTATGCCAGTACCTCTAATACGACCACGTAATTGTTCTCCATATTGCTCCACCTCTGGATATTTTTCTCTAAACCAAGCAGTAGTTTTTGATGAACAGTATTCGTCCCAAGTATCTACTAACTTTAAAACTTTATTTACATCTACTAAAGGTATGTTTAGTGCACGAGCAACATCTCGAACTACACCTTTATCTTTAAACTCTAAGAATGTAGCAATAGATGCAACATGTTTGTACTGTCTAACAAGATAATCTTTTACCTCATCACGACGAGAATCTTGAATATCTGTATCAATATCTGGAAAATCATTACGCTCTGGATTAATAAAACGGAAGAATAGAAGTCCGTGCTTTAATGGATCAATATCAGTAATACCAAGTGCATAGCACAGTAAAGAGCCAGCAGATGAACCACGACCTGGACCAACCATAATTCCTTCCTTTTTTGCCCAAGAGATCATGCTCTGAACAACAAGGAAGTATGGACCAAATTTTTTATCTTGAATAACCTTTAATTCTTCTTCAAGTCTATCAAGATATTCTTGATTTTTATTAAGCCCTTTATCTACTAAGCCTTGCATTGCTAAATCTTTTAGTTGCTTATCTGGATTTTTATACTGAACAGGCAAAAGATTTAGACCATCCTGGATATCATAATCTTCAATCTTATTAGCAAGATCAATTGTATTTTCATAAATATCTGTTCTCCATACTGCTTGCTTTTCCATAGCAGCCTGAATTTCTTCATATGAAAGTAGGTGAATGTCAAACTTATTAAATGACATTTGTCTATCTGCGCCATACAAATAATCAAGACGCTTCATTAAATCGCCCTGCTTTTTTGACTTTTCGTATGTAGCATCTTTTTGAATCTTATTAGAATAAGTATTTAAAATAAGTTTTAATTCCTGAATTTCTTTTTGTGATTGATCAACGTGATGACAGTCTGGAGTTACAATAGGCTTAATCTTGAACTCATCTGCTAATTGTAAAATAGTTCTATTTATTGATTCATCATTATGAGGCATTACCTCAAGATAATAATCGTCACCAAACTCTTCTTTAAACCACTTTATATATTTCTTTGCCATTCCAAGTTCACCAAGTTCGATTGACTTAGCAATAATTCCACTTGGGCATGCAGATGAAACTATAATACCTTCTTTGTATTTGGAAAGTACTTCAAAATCTATTCTTGGCTTTTTATAATATCCTTCTGTCCAAGCAATTTCATTTAATTTGTTAAGATTCTCTAAACCAACCTTATTCTTGGCAAGAAGAATAATATGGTTATAAACCATATCTAATGGTGTCTTGCGATCCTCTTTGTCTCTTTTGTCAAAGCGATCTTCGCACATATATCCCTCTATGCCAAGAATAGGTTTGATACCACTTGCTTTAGCAACACGATACATTTCTCTGTGGCCAGAAAGGGAGCCATGGTCTGTAATTCCTATTGCTGGCATACCCAACTTTGTAGCACGTTCAACATATTCTGACGGCAACCCAATCCCGTCAAATAATGAAAAGTGAGTATGCAGGTGTAGTGGTACATAGTTAATCATTAAGTATATTTCTTTCTTTTCCAATATTTCTTTTTATACCCGCCAGTAAAAACACTGGTGATATTATTTGCGATACGGTGCCAATTATCTTTTTCTTCATCTTCCAACATTCTACTTTCAGATTTCCAATCATCTCTTTTAAAAGGAATCATTTGATACATTGGTGTTCCTTTAGGAATTAAACCTGTAAAATTATCCTTAATAAAAAATCCTACCTTTCCATTAAGTATAAATTCATCAGAATCTATTATTCCAGATATACTTGTAAAAGGCAAATCATCTCTATAGGATGGATGCTTAAACAAAACACTATATCCCTTTGGCACCTTTGGACACCACACCCTATTCCAGTGAAATAGTATATCTAGGTGTCCTGTGGGTATAGGCATATTCTGTATAGTTCTTTTATCTCTTGAAGAAAATATTGGAATAGACGAGTCAGCAAAAACATATTTAATTTCTTTTCCATTTCTTTCTATATATATATCTGTCCAAGTTTCTTGAATATATCCAGATGTCATAGAATCTAAAACTGGAATGCATAGTTTTGCTGTTTTAGTCATATTTAAATTTTTATCAAAACTAATAGAATTGCTTGTAAAAAATGATTTAGAATCTTTATACCACTGAGGTATATATTCTTGTGCTGGTTTTGGTGAACTAACACCCAGCAAAACATTTTTATTATTAGTTATAAATTCAATTTTTTTCATAGTTATATCTGGGGGGCTTTTACACCCCCCAGCAATCTATACTACCAATCGATATTCGTCGCTGATGTAGATGAAGGTGAATCAAATCCAAGATAAAATGCTTCTTGCTCCGCATATGGAACACGACGCAACGCCTTCTCTAGTGGATATGGCTCAACGCCTTCCCAGTTAAAAGGCTCCTTATCTGGAGCAGATGGAATTAGAGTATAAGATGTCTCAGTACCTTGACCATTACGCTTCAATTTCCATACAATATTTGAGATGCTACCTGTTTCAAGAGCATACTCACGAATTGTATTAAATGCAGATTGCTTGCTTACACCCATAGACCATATAGCAACATAAGGCTTATCTTCAATACCATCGTCTACAAGTACATTACAATAAAAACGAAGACGACCACGCCATCCGCTATTTCCTTTAGGATCTTTGCGATACATTTCTTCAGCCCAGTCACGACCTTCTGTATCAAGAGTATCTACAGCCTTACGCTTATAGTCTTTTGGATTTGTGTGTTCCTTTACAACAAGTGCAAGTCCACGCTTATCATTATAATTTGCAGAGTCTTCATCTAATTCCTCAATGAATCGAATCTTTACTGCTTGTCCATCGGCCAACTTAAGCCAGCGAACCTTTGGACCTGTTTCATCTGTTTTCTTATCGAGCAGGGCATTGATATTTTTTAGTCCCTTAATAACGCTCATAGTTTTCTCCTTTGTTATGTTATTTATAGTGTATCACACAGTTATTTAATTGTCAACTCATCATTATTAATCATATCAAAAAACTCTTTATTTTTAATATAATCTTCTAATTGTGAACTAAAACTTTCATCAATTCTTTCGATTTCTTTTAAAGCATCTCCATCTTCAAGTTCTTTTGAAATAACATGTTCATTTAGATGTGTACCTAATGATCCATAGTATACCTTATGTAAGTCTGATACCCAGGAGTCCATGTCTTCGTGTATGTATACAGTTTGTTGCTGCATTTTTTCTAAAAACTTTTTAATGTTATCTGATAATTCATTATCTACTGTAAAGTTTTTCCAAAACGGGGTATCTTCTCTATTTGTAATATAATGAATAGCAATAAAATCTCTACAATCTGCATAGAATCTATGTAGGTGTTCATTAAAATATTCAATATCACTTTCATTATAATTTTCTAAATCAAATGTATCTACTAATTTATATAACATTCTTATAGTTCCATGTATCGTGGTTGCCTCCATTGGTTCCAAAAATCCAGAGGACAAGCCTATTGCAATGACATTCTTAATCCAACTTTCTTTATAATGTCCAGCATTAAAATAAAACTTTTTTATTATTTGAACATCTCCATATTTTTGTTTTATTTCTTTTATTGCTTCTTCTTCTGTTATATATTTTGAAGAATATAGATATCCAGCACCAGTTCTATGCTGCAAAGGTATGTTAAAAACCCAGCCAGCATTCATGGCTATTAGTTCTGTATATGGTGGTAAATTCTCTTTTGTAGGTAACATAAATGCTAGACCAGTATCTAGCGGTAAATATTTGCTGTAATCTATCCATTCAGATTTAAAATGTTTTCCAATAACAAGTCTTTGAAAACCAGTGCAATCAATTATAAAATCACAATCTAAAAATGTATCATCTTCAAAGATAATTTTATTTATATTTCCATCGTCATCAGATTCAAAGGATGTAACAATGTTATCTACTATCTTGATATCTCGTTCTGCTGCTTTTTCAGCAAGGAAGGCAGCAAGAAGTCTTGCATCAAAATGCCAAGCAACCCACATCTTCCATATAAAGGTAGAGTCTGCAAAGTATTTATTTGTTAGGTTTGATTTTTTAAAGGGAAGTCTGTCATCAAGTGCCTGCCTATAATACATATTTAATTTATTTAAAGATTTATATTTTTGTGCAGCAGTTGCCACTACCTTTGGATATAGATCATTATTTTCTTCATATGCCATTGGAGCAAGGCCCATAAAATAATCTGTGTCTTTATTCCATCCAGTAAATCTGACTCCAGTTTTAATTGATGATTTTGTTTTTTTAATAAACTCAAAGGCATCTAATTCCATATAATCAAATGCAAAACTAGAGTTTCCAACAGTTCCTTCTCCCGCACCCAAGATATCTAATTTGCTACTATTTATAACTGTAATATCAAAATGAGGATACCTTTTCTTAAGAAAAAGACTGCTCATCCATCCAGCAGAACCTCCACCAATAATAACTAATTTCATAAAATAACACCAAAATATTTTGCAATATAAAGTATTGCTAAAATTGACCATAGTATGTTAAACCAAATTAGGGTTGGTATTGTTTTTACAGTTGAAGACCAGATAAGCCCAAGGCTTGAAACCAATGCAAAAATATAAAACCACCAAACACTTATGTCAAACAGCAAACCTGGTAAAATAATCATTGCTTTAGCAACAAAGGCAAAAAACTCTACAGTGTTTGCTCTATTCCAATACTTTTTATGACCCATAGTTTTTAGGGCCTCTAACCATTCCATATGGTTTTTCTTACTCATACAAACATCTCCTTTATATGATCATTAAAATTTTTCTTAAGTTTAATTATATCACTATCTTCCATGTCGCCTATATCTTTATATTTTTGATCTATGCTTACTATAGTGACACTACTGCCTAATGACTCAATTATTCTTTCTTTCATATTCCCGCCTGCTTCATCATTATCAGCAATTATAACTACATCATTAAAATATCTTTTTAATAACTCTATTTGTTTGGATGATACATTGGCGCCAAGGGTTGCAACTGATGGAAACCCTAACTGATCAAGCCTTATAGCATCAAATGAAGACTCTACAACATAAACTTTGGTAGCAGTCTTTACTCTATTTAGATTAAATAATATTTTAGACTTTGGTAACTTAGTTGTATTTTTAAAATCTTTACCTTCAACTGATCTTGCCACAAATCCGACACATAGGCCTTCGTGATTATAGACTGGAATAGATACCATATCTTGGTTTTCAGAATAACCAAGTTTAAACTTAGCAACAGACTCTCTATTAATTTTTCTTTTAATAAAATATTCTTTGGCTCTTTCTGAAGAAAAGGCCTGCTCATGAAGTCTATTAATAATAGACATATCGAACTCTGTCCATTCTTCTTTTTCAATTAACTTATTATTTATTTCAGACAATATATCTGTTTCTACCTCTTTGCTTTTAATAAACCGAACAGACTCAAAATATGTTCGATTAGAAAAATGCATTACTAGTTCTATTAAATCTGCTGTTTTCCCACATGAAAAACAAAAGAACAATCCAGTATATTTGTTAATTTCTCCAGCAGGGGTTCTATGGTTAGAATGGAATGGACAAAATACTATGTACTCCGACTCTGCTTCTTTTTCTACGGTTATGCCAGATCCTGCGAGTACTCTTTTAACTTGACTGGCTGTGTATATACTGGCTTGGTTCCGTCTATTCCTAATATCCATTCTGATTTTTTTCTCCCTATATATATTCCATATACGCTTAATGTAAATTCAAAGTAGTTTTTGTGTTCGTTATATGATAATGTGAACTGTGGATCAATATCAAACCTTGGGGCATAACCAGATAATCGCATTTCTGATACCAGTAGCCTGATATACTCTTGCTGTAATCTGTATATGGCAGAGTCATCATTGATGATTCCGTCCAAACCAAACCTCTTTATGGGCTTGTGCTGAAATGTCTCCATGGAGCATATTATACTGACTTATCTTCATAATCCTTATATCTGTAATATCCCTTGTCAAAATCAGCCTGAACCAAGAATTCTCCCATAAAACCATTACGGTTCTTTCTAAATACGCACTCAATAATATCACTATTAGTACCTCGACCAAGTGCCAAAACCCAGTCAGCATCATATGCAATCTGTCTTGACCATGCTGTTTGACCAAGTGTTGGAACTGTCTCAAGTTTAGTAACATCATCTGGAGTGGCAGAAGAAATAGCAATAATTGGGACTTCTTCAGAAATTGCCATTAACTTTAATTCACGAGAAAGGTTCTTCATTCGTACCGTTTCATTATCTGACTTTTGGTTTGGAGACATAAGTTGTAAATAATCAACAATAACAAAATCTGGCTTGTATTGATCAATCTTTCCACGAAGAACTAGAGGAGTGATATCACCACCAGTATCATTTGAAATAATATGAAATTCTGGTTTACCCTGAACACTTTTAGCATGCCAAGACTTAAGCATGTCCATCTCTATCTGTCCAGCGCTTAGTTTACGGTGTGACCACAGGCCCTCACCCATGATAGCAAATACACGATTACGTACTTCAACTTCTGACATTTCAAGGCTTATAATCATTGGGCTACGACCCTGTTTCCAGGCCTGTACAGCAAAATAGAGAGACAACCATGACTTTCCTATACCTGGATATGCAAGAAAGACTCCCAACTGCCCTGGCATGATTCCAGAAGGTAAGTAGTTATCAAAACCTGGAAGACCTGTTTTAATTCCTATAGCGCCAGCCTCTTGTTGTTTTTTTAGATTTTCAAAGTATGCAACTGCTGAATCTAAATCAGTCACATCGATATCACGAATGGCTGCAGTATTTTTTCTAAGTTCTGCTGTTTTTGTAATAAGAGTTTCAAGTGCTTCCACACCTTGTCCGCCCTGAACATCTGTAGCAGCAGACCTAATAATATCTTTTAAACTGTTTGTAAGATACTCTGCCTGTAATTCTTCAAGATGATGCTTAGTAGATCCTACGCCAACAACTGGTTCAAAGTCTCTAAACTTTTCTACTACTAATTCTGTTGGAGGAACTGTTGCATTGTGCTCATAGTATTTTCTAATAAACTGCCACACATCGACATGTGTGATTAATATGTTTTCAATATTTGCTTGTAATAATACGTGTGCCTGTTTATCTTGAAGTACGGCTGAGATTAACTTTGATTCTGTACTATTCACCCAGCCACTCCTTTGCCATTTTTCTACGTTGAGATCTATCAACTAAATCTTTTTCTTGTTCTTGTTTTCTTTCAAGTATATCATGTGCAATATATGCAAAATGATTCCATGAAGGATTTTCTGTGACTTCAAAATAATATTCCAATAGTTCATAGCAAAGTTCAATGCCATATGATTCTATTAGAGCATTTGCAGACCATTGTTCAACCCACTTATTATAGCGTGGCTCTTGTTCTAGTTTAAACTTATAGTGTTTATCAAACCTATTCAACAGAGCAAATCGCTTCTGTTTTTCTGTCACACTAATTTCCTTCTTCTAGTTCAACCTTTGCTTCTGCTATTTTTGCTGCTAACTTATCTTCAACAAATTTATATACACGTTCAAATGCTTGATCTGTATTTTCACCTTCACGCTTTGAATCTACAACACCAAGGTCTAACCTTAGTGATTGAAAGTTTCCAAGATTAAGTGTATATCCTAGTGTTACTGATACCTTTGTATCTTCCATTTCATACCCTTCTATTATATTGATTCTGACCAAATTGGTATAAACCTACCGTCTTCAGTCTTTGTATATGTTAGTATACCATCTCCCATCCTGCGAGTCAACTCTGCTTTTGTAGGAGTAATATCATTTGTTATTAAATTATCTTTTCTTGGTCTACCAATATGGTATGTAGCCAGTATATCACGTATCTCTCTGACTTGCGATTCGGAGTAATAAGATCTAACCTGCCATCCCCTTTCTCCGCCTTTTTGTGATCCAGTTGGAAAAGGTATGACACCTCTCTTCATTAGTGATGGCATATATTTTTTATGTCTATTAACTAAATCAGCAGTTTCTCCGACTGTGTATGCTCTTTCTCTTTTATTTTTAAAATCATTTATTAGACAACTCTCTAACCTATCTTTTGTAATGTTATAAATTGACATAATGCCATTTGATCTGTTATAATGCACAACTCTAACAAGATCTTTATTTAAAAACCAAACTTTTTTATTTCCAGGTATCACAGCAGCGACATTGTATTCTTCGCTCGTTCTATTTCCTTTTCTAGTAGCCATCTTCCTTCCTTCGAATCAGATGGTGGATGGAAAAAAACTCTTGATCCACACAATAAGCAATAAATTTCTAAATGAGACACTGAGTTGTAAACTCTGTCTATTAGCATCTTTCTTGAACATTTTTTGCATTTGATCATTAATTAGGAATGCCAATAATAACTAAGTTAACACCGATAGAAACGTCTCCAGCAGAGTTAAAATTTACTGTTCCATCAACCCTAGAAGTGCTTGGCTCTTTTAAAACAACAGTTACTGTTTTACCTGCTTCTGTTCCATTGATATTAACTGGGGTTGCTACAACAATTGGTGGATATTTAAATTCTGGTTGAAACTGATAATAAAAATCTTTTTGCCCACCAACGCTTTGTATTCCTTTAAAGACGTCAACATATCCTCCAATTACTCTGGTCTCAGATATTTTAGCGCTCTGAGATGTAAACTTAGGAACATCAACTGTAACATATTTATAAATTGCTGGTGATATCTGAACAGAAAGATCGTTAATAGCACGAACTATCTGATCTATATAAGATACATCTATAGGTTGCCCTGGTTCTGGTGATGGTATTTTTGCCATTATTCCTCCTGTCTAATTATACCAGACTGCCTTCATTTTCAAACAATATTGCATCGGCAAATCTTTCTAGTGGTATTGTTTTTACTTGTACTGCAATATGAACATATGTTTTGGCTGCATCATAAACTATAGAGTAGTTAGTTTGTGATGTCTTAGTATAATATTGCCATCCACTGTTATTCCATTTTACATATATAAAATATTCTTCAACGTTTGTTTGTGGTTGCCATGCTAAGTTAATAACTTTATTATCGGTATCAATTATCATACTATTCAATATTTCTGAAGGAGTGTCTTCAGCAATAATTTTATATGCTGGAGACCAATGCGATGTTCTATTCTTGTCTTCTGATATAAATCTATATCTTAAAATGTATTTTCTATTTTCCCCAAAAAATCCAGGCAGTTTAGATTTTGGAATAATAACTTTTTTTATGCCTAAATCTGGTGTTGCCATTACTGTACATCCATTGCAAATCTAAACTCAATATAGTTTGTAGTGTTTGCTGCCTTAATAATTGTTTCTGCATTGGTATTTTTAATAACAGTATACCCAGTAAGGCCGTATATTGGATTTGTTGTAGATACATTTTCAAACCTTACTGCGTCTAGACCTACATAAAAATCGGTTGATGGCAATTCATTATTAATAACAGTTGCATAAATCTTTATGATGCTAACATTGTTCCATGTAAACCCAATGCTCTTATGTAGTTCCTGTAACTGCTTTGTTATAACATAATATCTATTGTTTGCAAAATCATAATCTTCATTAGACATAATAACTTCAAACCTTGCCCACTCTCCAACTCCTGGGGTATCGCTTTCGCCAAACTCTAATAATATTCTAACTGCATCTGGAACAATGGCTGGATCTGGGTCTTTATTGATAATACTAAAAGCCAACTTAATCTCATCGGTTGGTGAGTTCTTATTAAAATCTAAAGAAGTTCCAAGTAGGTGTATATGATTTGAATTTGATCCAATCTCAAGGTGTCCGCCTGATACTGTAAGATTTGAAACGTCGCCTCTTGCCATAACTATATTGTTATAAAAACGTGCCCTCTCATATCTTGAGAGCCTGTCTCCATTTGTAAATGATAAATTATCAGAGTTTGTCTGAAAAACTTTGGCAACAAATGTTTGGTCACCGATAGTTTGATTAAAATCATTAATGATATTATCATTATCTGAATCATCTAGTCGTGAATATTTTACTTCTAGAGAACCTGCACCGCCATCCTGTCTATGATATTCCCAGTTTTCATTTACTGTGAATGCAAATAAAGAACGACTATCATATGCTCCTGCAGATGGATTTGCTCCAGCAGAATATATCCCAACTTCTGATATTTCATATCTTTCATCTGTTGGAAGTTCTGCTGTTAGCACAATCTTATCGATGCCGTCTTCATTTACATAACCTCGTGATGTAACTGGTACTCTGAACATTTCAAAATCTAAAGATTTTTTATCAGAATAATCTGCAAAAGACTGGTTTGTTGCAAGCGGTTTTGCACCGCAACCAATGGCAACATAAGAGGCATAGGCTGGAGCCTGGCCAATAAGATACTTTGCTAAAATGCCTTTACCTATATTTGTAATCATGGATTCACCTCGTATATTGTATCATCTAATACTTCTCCGTCAGAAACTATGGATATCTCTACCTGCTCATCTCTTGCTAGATTAATTACATTAATTACGAGATCTCCAGTGTCTGGATCTATATAAACCTTTGAGCAGTCAGGACCTGTGCCACATTCTGGAACTTTGTTTGAAAAATTTATAGGAAATTTTTTAAAATAATTTGAATCAGTATCTTGAAGTGCTAAAATATTTTGAGGGTTATACTGAAAAAATAAATTAGTTAGATTTTTAATAGGTTGATATATTACATTTTGTCCATTAATTATATCTGATCTTATTATATTAATTAATTCTTGACCACCTATATTTTCAAATATAAGATCTGTCATTATTTCTATTGGCGTAGATTCATCATTAAATAAAATAATATCTGGTGTTGCTGCAACAACGCTTGGATTATTTGTTCCTGGATTTGGGCTAGATGATGGTAAGTTTGGAGTACTATTTACTGTTGACATTTTAAACCTCACTTAAGTAAACGGTCATTTCTGGTCCGTCTGCATCTTTATTATATTCTATATGATATACAACAAATCTTTTATCTTCTGATTCTATTATATCATTTCCAAGTTCGTCTTTATATTCTATATTGACAATATCTCCCAATTGAAGTATTGGCATTGAAAAAATCTTAACACCTACATTTTTACGTGGTCTAAGTATTTTATTAATTATCCATCCCATTAGTTCATTAGCATCGTCATTAGACTGAACATATGTTGGATCTAAAGAAAATTCTTTTTTGCCATACGTCAGCCTGCTTGTTTTTATTTTATCATAATCTAATGCAAGTCTAAATGGAGAAACAATTAAACCATCTTTTCCTATCATTGGATCTGAAAAGTTAGTATTTTTTGCAAAGTATGAGTCAACACTCAACTGACTATTAGATTCTTGTGTAAATGCTATACCTTGTATTCTTAAATAGTTTCCGCTAGACTCATCAAGATTAATTGATGTATCAGTTGAATTAAAAATTAAAAATTCAGCACCGTATGAACCTGCTTTAAATCCAGAAGTCGTGTATCCTTTAATTCTATTAAATGTTGGAGAAAGTTGTGCATATAATGCTGGATAGGCTTTGTCATACCTTACCTTTAGATATGCTGCTTCTCTCATAATGGTTCCAAACTCATCAAAATAAATATTAAAACTTGGTGGCTGACTTGTATTGATTCCAGATAAATATGTAGATTGTACAATACCAGACATTGCATACTTTCTAAAGGATTCATTGGCAGTTATATGTTCATCTCCAAAAGCAGCAGATACTGGTGTCTCTAACGAAAACGAAGTATTTTGGCTATAGTTATTAGCAAGAGCATATACATTTTCAAACATACACTTGCTTCCCCCACGAACAAATAGTGCAAGATTATTGTATATTGGCAATGGAGAGGAGTCGTCAACTACCTTTACTAAGTTATTATTTATATATAAATAAAATCTACGAGAAGACCCTATATCTTGATATTCTACTGCTAAATCATAAACAGTAGGATTTTGTTCTCCTATCATACGTGCTTGCCCAGTAAACTTACCATCGTCTACAATAATGTTACTTAACCCGCCCCAAAGTTTTATTGGTATCGCTTTTCCTGTTGGATCTGAATAAACTTTATAAAAAATAATATTGTGAAGATTATCTACATCTGAAGAATATTGACTAATATTTTTTTCTGTTAAAGCAACAATTTCAAAATAATAACCGACATTGGTTTCTGGGTTTATCATTACAGCAAGACCTCCAGAACCACCAGAGATATTTAATTGTTGGTTTGGTTGTGTTCCAGATAATACATAATATGGAACAGAGCCTACTGGAGTTTGTTCTTTTGTTTCGCTAATTTCAACCTTTCCAATAACACGCATCCTTGTTCCAAAATGCTTATACTTATTATCTAGCGGTTTGTACTGATATGAAATAAAGTTTATTGGTGACTCTATACTGCTAAAAGATGGTCCACTCATTACTAAAGCAGATGACTGAACAGATCCTGCCTGAGTAGATTTATTAGTATTTTTTTCAGATTCATTTACATAAGAGTGTGATAAAAAGTTTTTAATTATTCCAGTTCTAATATTTTCTTTTGCTCTTGATGAATTAGGGCCTGCAGGAATAGTTGTTCCTAATGACTTAGACTGAATAGCAGAATTATCTAAGACATCTCCTGAAGTCAATCCAAAAAGGTGTATGCTTTGCATATCGCATCCACGAACATAAGAGTTATTATTCCAATAAGAATTAAGTCCAGAATCATGTGAAATTATTTTTGTTCCAAATTGACCTCTTCCATGACGTGACACCTCGCCATTTTTCATTACCGTTACGTCATTAATAGTTTCATATTTTGGTTCTGAGTATATCCTTACCAATCCAGTTGGATACATTTTTCCATTAAATGTTAATTTAGACATATAGTCTTGATATTCTTGATTACTACTAATCCAAACATTTCCAACGGCCCCTGCTGTTTCTGTAGTATATGAAAATTTTCCATTTGACTCTTCTCTTAATATATTTTTTTGTGCTCCAGGTATACTGTATTGAACAGCATCAAATTTAATTATTTCACCATTTGCATAAAAATATCCGTTGTATCTGCCAAGCCAATATACTGCTTCTCCTAAATCTATTATGTTATTTACAAGTCTGTTGTTAACTACAGTAGGCAAATCTGCTGATAAGTTAGAGTTTAATGGAATGGCTGCTAGGTTATAAGAAGATTGATCAGATACTTCATTATTAATAGACCTTACATTTTTATCTCCAGTAATTTCCCATAGGAGTGAAGGCTTGTATATCCAGTTTTTTGCAGCAACCTCATTATCAATCATTGATGCTTGCTTTATACTACCGTACGACCTTTGGATATATCTTGTGTCATAGTTAATTACCCCATCATTATAGATGTTTCTTTCTTCAGAAGATATTTCAATAATATTAGATAACTTTTCATTTACATTTACATTTTCTCTTACTCCAATATGAGATAAATCTTTTGAGCCATAAAGAGTAAAATCAACACTTCTTTCTGAACTTGATGGAAGCATATAATTTTTGCTTATCATTACAAAATTATTGTACTCATCAAAGAACATAGCCGTTTGTGTAGAAACTGCTAGGTCATTTAAAACCTCTGCCACTGTTTTGTCTGGTGGTATGTAGAAAAATGGGATTATTAATTCTTTTTCGTTTTCTACTCTTTTAAAAACATAATTTGAAAATCCAATAGAGTCCAGTAATAATGATACTGCATAACTTAAAGAAACATTAGTGACCAACATTTCTGGTGCTTTGATTGATTCAAAATAAAAATATAAATCTCTTAGCCTTAACTCTACTTTTCTATCAGAATGAGAAAATGATGGAAAGCCTTCTGAATACATTGTTTTGATAGGAACAAAATAATCATACCCATTAACGTTTACAATTATGTCATAAAATTTTATTTGTATATTGTTTGAAATATATTCATTAATAATGCTTAATGAATTATTTTCATTAAAAGAATTATCATAATCAAATATAGTTAATGTTCCATTTGATGCAAGCAACTGCCCTACTGGAAGACCGCTAGTTCCTAAATCTGATGCTGTTTTAGAAACATTAAAAGATACAGCCTTGTCTGAAATATCAGCAACAAGTCTTGGTGATAGTTCTATCAAATCAAAGGTAGAATCTATTTTGTTCATTGTATCTACGACTATTCTTAAGCCTTTAATAAACTCAAACTCGCAGTATGTGCTTAATCCATCTGTAGGAGATGTAAATTTAGCGGGATCAACAAAATCTGTAACAAAGTTAGTAAGACGATCAACAGTCTCTTCTTCTAAAACCCATCCATATTCTGGTATAAAAGTCTCCCATTGATTGTTAAACCATATATGGTATCTGCCCAAATCATATTCGTTTGCTTTAATTAAATATGCATATCCATTAATGGAACGTTCTGGCTTAAAAGATTCATCCGTATATTCTTCTGCACGAACAAAAACATCTCGATATTTTTCTGGAACCTTTAACCCATATGATATCTCAACATAGCCATCGTTATTAATTACAGGTAAACCATTTCTTCTAGTACTACCAGAATTAAAACTAACAATATCTACCCAATTATTATTTTGCAATGACTGTATTTTCCATTTTACTGGAGTTGTTTTATTTAAATCTCCATATAGTGGATCTGGAAAAGACCCAGAAGAATTTGAAAATGGACCTAAATCTACTGATCCAACATTTGTTTGCATTTTTACTATTATTCTATTCGCTGGAACTGGATTGTCATATACTATAAAAGGAGCAGCATCATCAATAAAGTGTTGCCCATTAATAAATTTATTTGCTATCCCCCTAAGAACTCCAGCGTCTAATCTAAAAGATGTCCAGTATTTAAAAGTATCATTTTTGTCTGCCATGTAATATCTTGGACGATTTGACATATTCATATTAGAATGATGTAATTTTCTTCCTGGAAAATATGCAGCCTTATTTATTCCAGACCTTGGTCTAAATTTTTTAAAACAATCTTCAAGAGAATATAACATTGAAGATTTTTTATTTTGTTCTAATAAAAACCATGGCTCTTCATTGTCTGATGGACTAATTCCTCCATCAACAATAATATCTGAATTAGTAGCGCCAGTATAAAAATTTCCAATGTCGTTTATATCAAAACTATTTGGTATGATTTTATATTTATCAGTTGTTTCTGCAGAAGGTCTGTATCTATAATTTCCAATTCTAAAAATATTATTTGCAAAATTCATATTCCATTCTGCTATGATTGCAGACTGAGACCTTACCGTAGGTGAGGTTTCTAAAAATGATTTAAGGTCTTGATTTTGAAACATTATACCTCTTCCAGTGTTACAGATATATTCCAAAAATCAAAATTGCTACCGCCACGTTTAACAACACTATAATTAAAATCAGAAAAATACATTTGAATTAATTGATTATATTGTGGTAAGTGTGCATATGCGTCTGACTCTTTTCCAAAATTAGAATATTTGTCATATGCTAAATAAACCCAAAACGGACCTTGATGATTTTCATACCAATCTAATACCTCTACTCCTCCAGCACCGCCGTCAGTTGTGTACTGTAAATCTGCACCGACAGGACTTCCAAAACCATTATTCGGTGATATTCCAGTTGTTGGATTAAATTCTGGTACAGTAAAATACGATCTTGATGGCAACATGTCCCATGAGGTTGATAATACTAATTTATCAGCAATATGATAAGACCTCATTCTTCCATTAATCATTCTTTCTCTTGTTTCAATTCTTGCATTTGTAAAATTTAAAGGGGACCTGTTATCATCAGATAATATTAAAAATTGATTATATTTTGACTCATCCGTTTCTGATCCTGGATCTTGCCCTATTTCTAATCCATTAGGGACGTATGATCCTGACACTAACGTTCCAGAATTTTCTGACCATAGCATTGCTTGAGGGCGTTGATATTTTTTTCTACCTGCCATATATGGTGCTGTTGACATTATATTCTTGCTCCTCTAAGTTTCTTTGAATCTACCTGTTTAATCTGAGTCATTACAGCCCGTGCAATTTCATCAGGATTTGCATCAGATTTAACATTAACGTTAATACTATAATTATACACTGAATCACCAACTGAATCTCCATTATTAATAGACTTCATTGTATCTAATCCATGAGAATCTACTGCATATCTACTCATTACAAATTCTCCTGGAGTAAGCATTGCTGGTACTGTATCTGTTCCTATAGAAAAACCACCACTTGAAAAATACTTTGTTGGTACTAAGCCACCTTTAGAAAATGCAAACAACTCTCCAGTATTTCCCCAATCCCAACCATAGTAGCCAGAGTCTCCGTTGTTACCACTACCGTTGCCGTTTCCGTTGCCGTTGCCGTTTCCGTTGCCGTTTCCATTGCCGTTTCCATTGCCATTGCCGTTGCCGTTTCCATTGCCGTTT